GTTCCAGTGTGCCTCAGTTACGAACATTCGATGGCCCCCCCGGCCAGCCGATGCTTCTCCCGATGACAGGGGATGCAGAGCGATTGGAGGTTCTGGGGATCGAGGCGTAAGGGATCATCCGTCGAGGTGAAGGGCACGATGTGATCCACCTCTTGCGCTCTGGTGGTTTTTCCTAATTTGCTGCAGATCGAACAGAGCACATGGTCAGGTTGGGCCATGAACCACGCACGCAGGCGTAACCAATCGTTGCTGTACCCACGCTGGGTCCGGGTACCCCGATAGAGCTCCTGGGTACGGGTATGGGTAGGGCACCGGCCCTTGACTACCAACACGCCACAGCCAGGCTGGGCACAGGGGCGTAAGGGCGCACTAGGCATCGGGCGGCTCGTCCTCCTGGGCGGGGGCGGCGAGAGGAGCAGAATAAAGCGAAGACTCCAGAGGATGCGCGCGTAATTGCTCCGGTGGTCGCTCAGGGGCATGGGGATCTACCGCGCTGGGCATCGAGACAGCTCCCAACGCCTGTCGGAGTCGGTCAATCTCCTGATACGCATCGGTACAAAGCATCACCAACCGTGTCTGGAACGGACTCGCGCCGAGTCGTTCCAATTCATGGCACATGCTGTACAACCCACGCTGTAGCGGAGTCGCCGTATCTAAATTCATCAAGCCACCACCTGTAACGGAATCACGCCCTGTTGCTCCCGTCGCGCTTCGGGCCAATACTCAGCGAATGTGCAGGTTTTATAGAGCCGTCGATTGACCCACCGCGCGAGGTTCCGCAGTTGCGGATCGCGGGCCATTTTCCCGGTGGCATAGTCCCGATACACCATCACGAACGGATCGATGCCGTAGCTGCGGATGATGGCGAGACGCTCTAGATCTTGATCGATTGTAGAGTCGTAGCCGACCAGTACGAACGATTGCAGATGCCACGCTTTGATTTTGGTCAGGAGCCGTTCCACACCACGCCGATACAGTCGCGCCGTCGCGATGCTGTCGAAGGCGAACGTGATCTGTTTGCGGTTGTGATGCACGTTCCAGAACGGCGAGGCGGCGAGCGCATCCACGATGCTCGGGGTCACCACCCGCACGTCCAGCCCTTGCGAGGGGCACCAGTCAATCCCGCGCGTGGTGAACTCCTCCATGCGCGCGATCGCCCAGCGTTCCCTCCAAAAGAATTCGTTATCCATCAGCACCACGAACGGCCGCCGCTCGCTGTTGTGGTTGAGCAAGTCATCAATCGTCGCCACCTCGCGCGGCTTGCCTTCCTTCTGCGGCACGACACAGAACGTGCAGTTCCAGATACATCCGCGCATCAGGTAGCCGACGCCATAGTCGATGCCGTAGAGACTATAATCGGGTCGCATCGCCTCGACGTGCGGCGGCAACTCGTTCTTGAGGTCCACGCCACTGCCGCCGACGATCGCCCCTTGCGCGGTCAGCGCCGCCGCCTTCGGACGGTTCCATGAGAACACCGCAGAGCCGTACCGACGATCCGCCGGCTGGCCACTGTTGAGCGGCAGCACCGTATCGCCTTGCGCCTTATGCCACGCCGAGAGTTTCATCAGGGCCACGTTGGGAAACCCGGTGCGATCCAGATCGAACAGTCCCACGATCACTTACGACGCCCAATCTCAAGATGGCGGGCAATGGTGTCCCGTGCGTTCTGGAGGGAGCCGTCCGGGTGCGGACTACGCGGTAGATCCTGTCCTTCAGAGAGGGTAAGGCGGTCTACGCGCGACAGATCGTCTTTCGTTTCTTGAGGTTGGGGGGCCGGGGCGGCGAGGAGGGCGGCGTCGAATGCGAAGTGGAGGCCGCACGAGCAATAGCTGTATGGCGGCACTAAGGCTCCGCAACCGTCAGAGTGGCGCAAGAACGGGCGTAATCCTTCCAGCAGGCGGCGGATCTCAGCGCTCATGCGACCTCATTGTGAAGATCTTGCGCGAGTTTCCGCGCGTCGTCCCGTTTCCAGCTCAACATCGAAAAGGCCCGTTGCGCCGTCGTCTCACTCACAATCCCGCGCGCCAGCAGTTCCACCTCCTCATCCCCCAACAACAACCAGTACCTCGTGTCAGACGGAGGAATGAGGATCGCTTCGTCGGAGACGGTCGCCGGCAGATCAAGCACCGGGGCCTTCTGCGCGCGGGGCATCAGCGGATCTCCCGAATCTGAATCCCGTATTGCGCTTCGACGTGCTTCTTCTTCCACTTGTAGAGCGCGGTGGCCACGCCTTTGACGTCTTCGACCACGCACCGCCCAAGGCTCCCGTTCGGACTGACGTCGTAGTACTGAAAATCCCCCACGTAATGGCCGATCGTTTCCCCCACGACAGTCAGCGGGAACTTCGGCTGGAGCCGGAGCCGATTGATCGCGCCGGCTTTCTCCAAGAGTTTCAGTTCCCCATACCGCTGCGCTTCCCGTTTGGAGGCAAACCGGATCCCGTCCACCACCGTCGGGGCGGCGGCATATTTGGATCGCCCTTTCAAACGGACGGGCGTACGGATCACGCTCATACGCGCGTAGACCTCCTGTTGTCGCTCCCCTCGGTTGGATCTACCGCGAAAACCTCAGTCGGGTGCTCCCTGCGTCCCTGGTGATTGGCGTCAAAGACGGCTCGCGCGAAGCCTGCCGGCGTGACGCTGCGCTTGTCCCCGCGATCCGCACTGGGCGGCATCAGGTGAATCGTCGGCGTGGTCCCGTCAGGTTTCGTCCGGTGCCACGCGGGCGGCATCACGAACCCGCCACCCGTCCACAGACACGTTTTTTTGGTGTACGTGTCGCCGTACTGCCACGGCTGGAACGTGTAATCCGGCTTCCGCCAGTAGCTCGACAACATCCCGACCGGGTTTTCGAGCATCCACGGCGCGCCAGACGCCTCACAGATCCGCTTGCACGCAATCACCAGCCCGAGCGAGTCGTGCAACGCTTCCAGTCCTTTGTCCTCAAACCAGCGTGCCCCACTGACGGACAGATTCGTGCAGGGCGGGAACGCGAACACCATCGCGCGCTCCAGCCTGGAAAACCCGTCGTGGCGCTCCAGTGCGCGCACATCGCAACCCACGCGCGTGAGACAGCCTTCGGGCCAGATGCCGTCTGGATGCTGCGTGTCCACAATCCAGCATTCATAGCCCGCTTCCAGCCACGGCTGCACCATGACGCCGGTTCTATCGCACAAGCTCAGGACGATGCCTCGGCTCATCGGTCTTCTTCGTCCTGCTGTGTTCGGTAATCCGTAATCGCCGCATGGGCCATCGTTCGCACCCAGCGTTCCACTTGGGTCCGCATCGGCGTCGCCGCCCCCCCCCAATGTCTCCGCAAGACCGCCAGTTCCGCACGCGTCAGGTCAATGGTCACAGTCACTTTCAACGGATTACCTCAGTCGGTTGGTGCGGTAGCTGGGACGTGGGCATTAGCTCAGGCTTCGCATTGCGCGCATACTCTTCTTCTTCGTGATCGTGGTGGGGCACCCGTCAGTCCTTCCCGGCCTGCCGACTAGTCATGGCACACACAATCGGCTAGGGTGTCACATCACACGGGATCAACGGCCTGCCCTGGTGAAGCCGTCGCGCTTCTTGGCCTTCCCCGCTTGCGTAAAATCCTGCGGGCCTTGTTTCACCGGGCCGCGAAACTTCGCCCCCAGTGAACACCAACACGCCTGCCCGAAGGTGTGCGGCCCATGTAATCGCTGGCGCCCACACGAGGCGTCGCCGGGGCACTGCTCGATCACGAGGCCGGTATCGTCACAGCCGGCGCAGAGATATTTCCACTCGCGCGTAAACGGCCAGTGCTTCCGGAGTACGAGCTCGAGGCCGGCGGCCCGCTCCTCGAACGTCGCGCCGTTCGTGCGGAGCGTGTCCCAGAGCTTCATCGCTTCCTGAAACACCCGCGCGAGACGGCCTTCAGGGGTGGGTGGCTTGGGCATGGTCCGCCTCCCAGATGGTGAGCCGATCGTCCGCCCAGCTCGCCCGCGCCGCGAAGATCCCGAAGCCCCGATCGGTGCCGGCGATCCACTCGTCATCGGTGGTCAAAATAATCACGGCGAGCTTCTCGAGGCGCGCGTCATCCGCCCACGTTTTCACCAGTTCCTGGGCTTTCGGAAAGTCCAAGTGCATCCGGTTGTGGTAGCGGGCGCCGCGGCGGTGCTCATAGAAGAGCTCGGCATATCGCTCGAGCAGTGCTCCCGCACGTCGCAGAATCGGGTTTTCGTCGGGGTCCGGTTCAAGGCGCCGCTCGCTCTGTACGTGTTCTTCTGAAGATCGAAGATCGGAAACGGAAGACGAAGATGAAGATGAAGACGGAGGGCTTTCGTTTGCTTGGCTTCTGCTTTGGTTCTGCTTTCCGTCTGCTTTCGGTCTGCCGCCTTGCTTCCCCGCCTCGACCTTCAACGCCCGATACGTTTCCTGCTTCTGCCGTTCGCGCTCGATCCGGGGTTGCACCAGGCGCCCGTCGCTGGTCGTGAAACACGGTTCGAGCGCCGGCCACCACCGGGTAAACGTCGACAGGGGGACGTTACACAGCCGCGCGAGCGCGACGAGATCCGCCGGGAGGGTGTGCTCGAGCCAGCAGAGGCAGAGCAACGTGATGTAGGCGCCGCGCTCTGGCATGGTCATCGCTACGACATGGCCGTCGGTGAGAAAGTCTTTCGGGTAGAACTGAAACGCGGGCGATCGTTCGTGAGTCGTGTCGCACCCCCGGTCGTGGTGTCCTTCTAATCCGGTCGTTGCTGCCTGCGGTCGTAGCGATGCGCCGCGATCCAGTCGGTGCTCACGTGTGTCGTCGCGGGAATCCAATTCACCCACCACCACCACGCCCCTACGCCGACGATGAGGCACACGAGCGCGCCGGCGGTGAGGAGCATCAGGCGGCCTCGACGGCATCCAACCGTTCGACCTTGTCGAGGTATTTCCCGTCCTTGCTCAGTAACCGCACCGCCACCCGTTCCTCGAAAGCGACCCGTGCGGCGTTGGCAATGGTCGGCACCTTGGTGCGGAGCTTGCGCCACCCGCCGCTGCCGTCGCGGCCCCAGAACACCTGCAGGAAAGCCCCGTCCTGTTTGATGTCCTCGATGAGGGCGAACCCGAGCGGAAGTTCCTTCCCCACTTCCCGGTCGACGCGCAACGCCGGCAGCGGTTCACCGGGCGCCGTCGCGACGACGTCGGGTGTGGTCGCGTCCGCATCGTTGTCGCCTTCGGTGGGGATGCAGAAGGTCTGGAGCGCCGCGTACTTGTAGGCCGCCGACATCGCCTTGTTCGTGGCTTTGTCCGCGCTGTCCATCGCTTCCCCGTAGGTTTTCACGGTGTGCGTGGAACCGTCGGCCGCGGACACGAAATCGAACTCCGCCTCCACCGTCACGTAGAACAACGCGCCACCATTCCGCGACGCATGCTCCGCCACCGTGCGCGACAGGATGCGCGGCAAGATCACGAGGCCGAATTTCGCCAAGAGCGGGGCCAGTGTGTTGAGCACGTCATCAATGCCGCGAAACCGATAACCCTGCTGATCGTTCTTTCTGGACTTCGCAATGCCCGATTGCGCAATCTCGCGCGACACCGCGACGATGCATTGATAGACCGTCGCCTTGGCCACCTCTGGATTAATCGCGGCTGTAGTAGTCATCAGGAAGGGCTCGTTCCAAATCGTCGGGTTTGAAATTGTCGCGGTGCGGGATCGGCTTGCCATCGCGGCGATAGCGGAAGCGTTGGCGCGGGCGATCGTTGGCGTAGCGGTCGACGTCCGTGATCGTCACGGCTTCGCCTGGCACGGGTTCGCCGAAGACGTCGGCGCCGGTGAGGGCGGGATCGTCGTCGTCGGTCATGGTTCGCGGCCTTCCGCTTTGGCGTCCATAAGAATGTCGTCCCAATGGGCACTCACCACGGCTTGGATTTCACTCTCGATCGACACGCGGCTTGCGAGACCCTTGGCATCCGTCATATTGGGACGGACGCGACCCAATGCCAGGCGCATCTCCGTATCCACCTCGAACGTCATGCGGATTTTCACGACGTAGACCCCTCTTTCCAGGGATAGACGAAGACGAGGTCTGTGGACGTGCGATGCGGATGCACGAACGGCGGGAAACGGCGATCGAAAGTCACAAAGCCGAGCGTGCGCTCGAACCGGCGGCGGCAGACACGCGCCCGGTTGGCCAGTGCGACGCGTCGCGTCACAACCAATGGCATCGTCTTGGCGCTCACCGAGGCACCCGGGTGGTGGGCGCGGTACGGCTATGCGTGGCGTGGCCCAGCGTGCGCCGGCGCGCAAAATCGTCGTCTTTCTCTTCCGAGATGCGTTGCCAGTCGCGCGCATCGACCTCGGTCGGGCGCCGCTCGGCCCACGCCTCGAGCCCCAGGCCGATGAGCACGAAGGCGAGCGCGAGACAGCCGGAGAGCAGGAGCCAGAACGTCATACGCGCGCCTGTTTCAGCATCGCCAGCTCGCGGTACGTGATCCAGTACTCGGGGAATGCAGCCTTCAACTTCGCCTGGTTGACGTCGTCCGCGACGCGAAACAACCTCCCGAGGCCGGCGTTGAAGCTGCCCCCGTACGTGATCATCGCCTCGGTGATGGCGTAGTCGTCGGCGCTCACTTGGCGAACCCCAAGGCATCCATCTCCGCGTGGAGCTTCGCGCTACAGCTCGGGCACATGCCGTGCGAGACGCCGCGGTTCGCGTGCGCCGTCGGATCGAAGTCCGGGCACCAGGCGCAGATCACCAGTTTCTGGTTAACCTGGGGATCGGGGGAGGGCAGACGGTGACTCAGGGCCGCTTGACAGGACGCCGCGAGTTCAGTAGAGAAGAGGGGCGCAACGACGGGGGCCAAGTCGCCCGATGGCTCACCAGATGAGCGGGAGACATCAGATACATTATCGGACGCGAGGGGTTTTGCCAACGAAACCGACAAACTATGCCGTCCCGCGCCATAGTTTTGACTCAGCACATGAGACTGAGTGTCGGACGTCTGCGGGGCCGACGACTCGCCGCGCTCGGCCAGCGTCTCAGCCGATGAGCGGCTGACGTTATATACATTATCGGACTCTCGGCTAATCGCCAGCGAAGCCGCCCGACTATGACGCGGCGCGCCATAGTTTTGACTCAGTCCCTGAGACAGCCCCATCGGAGCCACGATCGCCGCGCCGGCGCACCGCTCACGGGCTGAGGTCACGACGCCAACCCCAGCAACGCTTCCAGCTTGATCCCCGTCAACACGCTGAGCCGCTGCGCCAGCTTCGGCTTCGGGATCGTCGTCCCGCGCTCGAGCCGGGAGTACATCGCCTGCGTCATCCCGAGCGCCTCGGCCGCCGTCCGCTGGTTGATCCCGCGGGTCCGCCGCCACACCAGTAAGCTGCGCGGCTTCCACTGCGCCTGCCGCTTCACGCGCGCCGGCCGCACCGGCACCAGGGCGGGGCCGTCGGACGTGGTCGGTTCTGTGTGACTCATGATGGTGGCGATTTTCTCACCATCTGTCTCATGTTGTCAAGCCTACTATTTTCACAATAAACTGCCCCGTTCCTTGCGCGCTGAGTCCGCTTCAGCGTAGGCTTTCGGCTGACACGCATGACGAAATCAGGCAGAACCATGAGCATGGGCGAGGCGGGCGCAGAAGCCGTACGGTTGCGCATCCGTGAGGAGATGGACCGCAAGCACCTGGCGTTGCGCGAGCTCGCGCAACTCATCGAGATGCCCGTCTCCACGCTCGGCCACATCCTTAGCGGCTATAGCGAAATGCGTGTGCCCGACTTGTTCCTCATCTGTTGGGGCGTGGGGATTTCCCCGGTCGAGGCCGTGCGCGACCGCGGGACGGAGTTCGCGGCCGAGCTCCAGCCGTCACACTTGCGCATCATCGAGCGGCTCAAGCAACTCCCCCATCTCGTCGACCCCGTGATGCTGATGCTGAACGTCGCGCATCACACCGCGCCCCAAGGCCGTCGCGCCGCGCGCATCGTCAAGAAACGATCCAATTGATGCCCGCTGAGTTAATTAAAGAGTGCATGTTCGCTGTTGCTTCGCTAGCGGTTATGCTATAAAACGGCTACCAACATGGGGATGCACCACCTAGCCCCCCCCGTGGTCGAGGGTACCAGCATGTCGTCGTCGCGCTCGATCGTCGGCGTCGTCGTCCCTCGTCCGACCCCCGCGAAAGCCACCCTCAGCCCGCTGGCGAAGCGTCTGCGAGCCCAGTCTGCGGAAATTGCGATGCGGTCCCCGGCCAAAGGCCGGGCCTTGGAAGCCTGGAACCTGGAAGTCCTCAAGGGCCTGGATGAGGACGACGCGCGGAAAGCCCGGAAGCGCGCCTAGCCCGATTCTGCGTCAGACTGTGCAGCCCAGCTATTGCGCGTCACGCACGGGACCGATAGACTGGCTGTAGTTCACTTCGCGCTCGTTCCTCTTGACGCTGCCCCACCGGGGTGCATGCGAGGTTCCCAATGCCGTCCTTCATTCTGCGCCAGCTCGATCCGGAATTCTGGGCCAAGGTCCAGGCCAAAGCCGCCGCCGAAGGCACCACCGTGAAAGCCGTGATCCTCCGGTTACTGGCCGCGTGGCTCGCCGCCGTGATCATTCTCGGCATCACCGGCTGCGGCAGCTCCCCGACCGCGCCCTCCGTCGAGGCCTCGCTCCCGCCCGCCGTCGTCGTGCCGGCGCCGTTCACCCCGCCCGCGTTCGCGCTCGAGGGCTTGACCAGTTGCGGGCGCCCGACCGATCACACCTGGCGCCTGGCGATGGCCGACGCAGGCGACGACGGCGCGCGGTTCACGTCGACCGTCACCCACACGGCCCTCGACGGCTGTATCCGCGGCTCAGGCGACGTGGCGCACGTCGACGACACGGCCCTGCTCGGCGTGCACGGCGACACGGCCTACGCCCCGCACGGCGCCGGGACGACGCTGTTTACGTACGCGGCGGACGCGTTCCGTTGTGGCTCGACGGAGATCACCATCCGGCTCCTGGCCGACGATGGCCGGCCGATCCTCACCGTCGCCAACGCGGTGATCAACTACGGGGTGCATTGCAACCTCCCGCCGCCGCCACCGCCGCCGAGCCCCGCGCCGCCAGCGCCTGCGCCCGGCCCCGCGCCCGTGCCGCCGCCGGTGCCCACGCCACCGACCCCGCCGCCCGCGTTCCTCACGCCGACGATCACTGCGAACGCCGCGAGCGTGCCTGTCGGCGGGACGTTGACGTTCACGACCAGCGTGGCGAATCTGCAGGCGGGAGAAACCGTGGACGTCTATCAGTGGGATCTGGATGGGAACGTGTCGTTTGAATTCACCACGACCGTGAACACGAAGACGTCGGCCCCGTCTACCACCCCTGGTCTCTTCCGGGCGACGGTGGTCATCACGACCTCGACCGGGCGGAGAGCGTCAGCGACCGTCGGCTACGTCGTCACGAACTAGGATCTCTGCGCGAGACGGGGCGGACTCTTTCCGTACCAAGTCCCCCCGGACCGAGGACGGCCCAGCGTCCCCCCGTCTCGCGACAGCTTGTGGAGAACCACCCATGTCTGAGCCGCCCGACCTCGAGCAGATCGCACGGGAGATCGGCCACATCCTCCAGGGCGAGTACGGCACCCACGAAATGGCGGACGCGGTCGCCTTGCTCCGTCAGGTCTACGCCCGCGGTGCCGCGCAGCCCACTCCGGAAGAGGCGTCCTACTTCACCTATGTCCGTGGCATGGAGGCCCGCGCGCTCCGGGCCGAGGCCGAGGTACTCCGGTTGCGCGCCCTGCTCCCGCCTAGTCGATCTTGAACAGCTTCCGCCACCGCTCCTGATCCTCGACGTACCACGCCCAGATCTTCGCGCGCTCCTCGGGCGGTTGCCCCTTCACGATCTCCGTCACCATCTCCGCGATCGCTTTGACGGCCATCGCCCACGCGGTCACCGGATCCATCAGCCCTCCGGATGCGCGGCGTGGTACTCGTCGGACTGCTTCATCTCGGTGACCACCCAGTCCACGCTCCGTTGGTCCACGACGATGTGATACTGCCAGTTGCCCCAGCCCCCATAGTCGGCATGGCGCAGCGGCTGGCCGGGCTTCGTGAACAGGTTGCAATAGACCGCATCGAGCGCCGGGCTCATGTCGGTGAACCACTGCAGCGTCAGGTAGTCGGCGGTGGACCAGACGGTCGGCATCGGCGGCATCGGCTCGATCGGCGTCGGGGGCACCGGGTCCGGCGGCACGGGCTCCGGCGGCACGACACCCGCGTCGAGATCCCACGGCGGCACCGCGTCGGCGTCCGTCGGGCTGTGCGTCCCCGGTGTCCAGTTCCACGCCGGCTCGTTCAGGTTGTCGGGCGGCCCCGCCCCGACCAGGACGTCGACATAGCCGTCCGGGTAGTTGATCGCGTCGTGCGACACCTTCGGGTGGCCCGGCATCTGGCAGCCGTTCTGGCTCGGCTGCTTTAGGATGAGCATGGCGCCCTGGGCGCGCGATGCCCACGCCATCCGGATCGTGATCTCCGCGCTGTGGCAGTTCGTCGACTGCGGCACCGGGATCACGCCGCGCTCGATGCAGTCCTGCTTGATGAATTCGACCGTGCCCTTCTGGTTCGGGGTGCCCATGATCTGCCTCCGTGCCGCGTCGCGTTTTTTCTGGCCGAGCCGTGTGGTTTTCACTGGAGCAGTCCGTCGATCTTCGTGGCCCACGGGGCGAGGTGTTCAAACGGCGTGATGATCGACCGCACGCGCGGCCAGTCCAACCGGGCCTGGCCTTCCCACTGCGGCGGGTTCGTCTGCAACACGCGGAGCTCGTTCCCGATCCACGCGGTCACGACGAGGAAGTGCTCGAGCTCCATCCCGCCGGCTTGATACTGCTCCGCCACGGCGCCGTGGAATTGCACCAGCTCGACCACGATGTCGGACGGTTGGATGCGCGCTCGACTGGTCGCCGTGGCGCAGCCGGAAAGGACGAGCGCGAGCACGACCGTCAGGATTTTCATGGCTGCCGCGCCGGGGATCCGCGTTGACTGCCCGTGCGCGCAGTCGCATACCGGGGCCGCGCGTAGATCGCGCCTTCCCGGCCGCGCCAGTGCTGCTGGATCCACGCGGCCCGATCTTTCCGCCCTTGATAGCGTTCCGCAATCGCGCCTTGGACGGCTTCCCGCTGCGCGCCGGTCAGTTCGTAGGGCACGGTCTGATCGTAGGGCGTGGAGGTATCCGCACGGCGTCTGGTCATCAGCCACGCCCCGCGAAGTCGTCGGCCCGTTGCTGCGGGGAGGACAGCGCACTCCCGCAGCGCATCCCGACGTGATGCTGGAAACAGAACCCGCACAGGATCCGGACGGGGATCCGCTTGGGCGCTTTCTTCCGCGCGAGACGACCGGGCGGTGACCAGCGATTGACGCCGTAGCGTTCGCGCGCCGACTTCACTTTAGTCCTCGTGCGTAGGTCGCATGGCCAACGTCCTCGAGGCCGCGCGCTTTCGTCGCGTAGGCGTCCCCGAGCCCCATGATTTCGGAGACCCACCCGCACGAACACGCGACGACCCAGGCGTGCGGCGCGGTCCACTCGAGATGCATCCGATGAATCATTGCGGCTTCCAGTTGAACGCACACGCCGAACAGCTCACCGTGCCATTCGGCTCGAGCTCCAGCGTCGGCTTCGCGGGGGGCGGTTTGTTCATGCTGCCACACCGGGGACACCTCAGCGGAATGTCTGGCGTCGTCATCGCGGCACCGGCGCCGGTGGCGTCGTTGGGAGCTGCGTCCCATACGGCGCCGGGGTGTAGACCGGGGCCACCGGCGCCCGATTGAAGACGCCGAGCGCATTCAGCGCGACCAGCAACCCGACCGCCGCCACGATCAGTTTCCACAGGTCCGACATGCCCTGCGCCTGCCCGGCCCCGGCCTGGAGCCGCGCCGTGTTCGCGCGCACGTCGGCCATCAGTTCCGTGAGCCGGGGATCGGACACGGCCGCTTTCCCCATGTCGGCGGCCCGCTGCGCGGTCAGCGTCCGCATCTCGTTAATGAGTTGTTCCATCATCGGGTCGGCGACGGCTTGCTTGCCCGCGCCGGTATACGAGGACTTCTCGAGCGCCGCGATCCGTTCGGTGATCGCGTTGACGGTGTTGGTGAGTTGCGTGGCGAGGTTCTGCGCCGACGTGTTCACCGCCGAGCGCAGCGTCTCGGCCGTCGTCGCCGCCGCATTGGCGAGCGTGGTCACCGCGCTCGCCTGGCGGTCGGCTTCCGTCTTGGCCGACAACTGATCGACGTTGCGCACGGCGTCGAGCCGTTTGGACTCCAGCGCATCGATCGCCGCCTGATGCTCCGCGCGGAGCGTGACCTCCCGCCGGAGCGCGTGCATCTCCGACTCGACGCGCTGGATCTTTTCTTCCTGCAGGCGCCGCTCGGCGAGGCGGAGATCGTCCTGCCGCGTCGCGCCGGCCTCGAACAGTTCGCGGACATTCTCGGTGGGGTCGATGACCGGATGGCCTTCGGCGTCCACGCCGATGCCCAGGCCGCCGATGCGCGCCGGCCGGCGCCGGTCCCGTCGGCCGCCCTCACGTTCGAGCAGACGCCGTTCAGGCATTAGTCCGTCACCAGCGGGGGATCCGGCGGTCCCACTTTCGCCACCGGCACCGGCACCGTCTGCCCCGGCAGGATGAGCACCGCGGGCCGGACGGTGATGCTGCGGAGCCACATGTTGATGAGCGCCACGACCGCCGCTTGCAGCGAGAGGAAGCGCACCGGGATCAGGGTGACGACTTCGGTGAGCGAGAGCGCGGCCAGGATCAAATTCGCGGCGTTGAACCAGAACGTGCGACTCGAGAACAGACTGATCCCCCAGTACTCCACGGTCGCCGGCGGCGGGCGGATGGGCTCGGTCACAGCGTCAACGCCTTGGCCTTGATGGCATCCACGAACTGTTGCACCGTGAATGCCGGCAGACTATGAAACGCCCGCAGCACGTTCACCTGTTCCATCACCAGAATGAATGCGGCCTTGAGGTCGAGCGGCCACTGGTCGATCGTCGACTGCGCGGCGCGTTGCGGACTGGCCACCGGGGCCGTCTCGATCGCGTTCTGCGCCGCCGTGAGGTGCGCCGGGAGCCATGCCGAATTCTTTTTGATGATGTAGGTCGGGCCGGTGGTGTGTTGCACGCCGGCGGTGGCATCGAGCGCGCGGAGCTGCGCGGCAAGCGACGCGATATCCGGTTCGGTCGTGCGCACGGCCGTAAACGTCTGGTAGAACCCCGCCATTACGCCACCTCCGCGGTGATCGTGCCCGCGAAATACCCGGCATTCACCACCGCCGCCCACGCCGTCGCCGCCGTGGTAATGAGATTGATCGCCGTCCCCGACGCCGGCGCCTGGCTATAGGCCGCGCGCACCGTGCCGTCATTCGCGAACGCCATCCCCTGCTGGTAGATCACCGCCGCGATGGTGTAGCCGCCCCATTGCGCGTTGCTGATCTGCAGTTGCGTATTCGGCGTCCCCGCGATCGTCGTCGTCAGGAAGTTGAACGCGTAGGTGACGGTGCGCCCGGTCAGGCGGTACCGGGAGGTGCCGACGTCGCCGACTTCGACCAGCCACGTCATCGACCCGTTCCCGGTGAAATGCGCCTGGACCCAGGCTGGCGCGATCCACGCGCCCTGTTCGTGCGCGACGAGCTGCCACACGCTCCCGGTGTGCCGATGCGCGATGTAGCCGCCCGGCGCGATCGGCGTGGCCCCGGAGGTCACGCTGTTGGCGTACTGGTTCGCGGCAGAGGACAACCCGCTGGCGTGGAGGAAGTAGGCGACCTTCGTCCCGGTGTTGCGCACGACGTGGAGCAACCCCGCCTGGCCGCCAGCGCACCCGCTGAACGTCGCATCGGACGCCCCCGCCCACGCGGTGAACGTATGCCCGTCCACGCCCGGCGCCCAGTTGTTCACCGCGCCGGTATCCGTCCGCGTGAGATAGGTGCCCATCAGCAAGGCCTGGATCTCGGCCTTGTCGATGAGCGTGCCGACGGTATTACTGCCGTCGTCGTTGACGAGGTTCAGAAAGGACGTGGGCATAAACTCAGGTCTGCAGGAGCGCCGTCATGCGGCGCAGGATGTGCTCGAGCGATTGGCGAATGGTCGACGCCATCACCGTGAACTTCGGCCCGACCGTGCCGGGCGCGACATCGAACTCCGTGATCATCACGTCCTGAATCGTGAGCGTCTGCGCAATGGGCGGGCTCGACAGGTTCACGACGATCGTCTTTCCCGACTTCGTTTTCATGTCGCGCGTGGCGTAGGACACCGACACGATCGGGGCGGCGTAGAGCTCGAGGTGCGCGTCACACAGCACCGTGAGCGACGCGATCCCGCGGCGTTCGTCCGAGAGGAAGTATTCGTAGATGCCGTCGCCGCCGTCGAGCGCGGCCATCACCGCCTGCGCCGCGACGTCGTTGCGTTGCACCCAGATGTTGACGGGGGCGCCCGCCCCGAGCGCGAGCGCCAGGCCGGTCACGCCGGTCAGCGCCGGGGCCGGGTCGATGTGTTCCCCGTAGGCCATCGAGTTGACGATCGATCCGACGCCGGTCACCGGGATCCCGGTCAGGGTATTCCCGGTGATGCCGGTGTAGCGGATCAGTTGCGTGCCGTTGATGGCCCATCCGCCGGTGTCGGAGAAGACGCCCGCGCTCGAGGTGAGGACCGAGGTCGCCTGCGCGGCCACGCGGCCGGTGGCCACGGACAACCCGGACGTGTCGGTCACCGGCACATTCGCGCCGAGCGTGGCATCCGCGAACGTGTCATCGAAGGGGCCGGTCGAGGTGTTGTTCGCGATCGTCGTGAGGAGCTTCAACTGCGCCGCCCCCGCAGCCGTCCGGTACACCTCGCGCGAGGTCGTGCCCGTCGGGCCGAGCGCGATCCCCGTCACCGTCGCCCCGCCGTAGTTCGCGGTGTTGGCTCCCGGCGGGTTCGGCTGCACGACTAGCACGGCATCCGTCATCACCCCGACGATCACCGTGCTCGTGGGGAGACTGTTCTGAAACGCGAAGGCGGTCGTCGCGGTTTCGCGGTAGTAGGTCGCCCCGTTGCCGACCGTGCGATAGATGCGCACGATCGTCGCCGGCGGAATTCCCGCCATGCTCGGCGTCGTCAACAGCAAGCCCGCCGCATGGCCGGTGCCCGTCAACCCCGCCGAAACGGTGCCCGCGGTCGTCTCGTGGGTGCTATCGGTGGCCAAGGTCAGCAGCCACTTATAGACCTGGCCGACGACGAGCGCCCCCCCGGTGCTGGGATCATCGACGGGGGACGGCGCCCCCGGCGGCGTGAGCAGGGTGGTGGGATCGGTGGTAATCGACGCGAGGGGACTGGGGAGACTCTTCCCGGCGGCCGTGACGAAGACATACGCGTACTGGTGGACGCCGGCCTCGACGCTCCCGCTGCGCCCCGCGAGCGTCGGCGGCACGACGGGTGCCACCGCCGGCCCGACGATGGACCCGGCGCCGCCGGCCTGTGTCCCGGTGTAGGTGAAGATGTCCGTGTCGGTGATCGCTTGCCCACCCGTCGCGCTGAACATCACCGACGATTCAATCGGGACGATCGTCTCCGCGGCGGCCACCGCCCCGAGCGTCGGTTCCCCGTGCCCCTTGCCGTAGACCCGCGTCCGCACCTGGGAGAGATCCGTGCTCGACGTCACCGGCGGCGTGTTCGCGAACGCGTAGCCCGTCTGCACCGGGTCCGGCGTGTCGGTCGACTCCGTCAGGAAGAAATGGAGATCGAGATCCTCGACGTAGAAGTACCCGCCGATCAGGTTCGCAATCTGCCGGAGCGCCCCGCTGAACCCTTCCGACCCGTCGAGGTTGATCGACACCAGCGGGAGGCCGGCTTCAATGTGCGCGGTCGTGAACGCGGGCGCGTACGCCGCCACGATCTGCTGCACGACATTCGTCGCGCTGGTGTCGGTCCACGTCCCGAAGGGGATCTTCCGGTTCAGCCGCGCGAGGTCATCAATCGCACTGCAGGCCCAGGCCCAGTTCGCCGGCTGTCCTTCGTAGCTCAGGTCGATCGTTTGCAGCGTCCCGGTAAAGAGCAGGTGCGGCGTGTCGCTGTTGATCGTGACCTCGAGGGGCTGCCCGACCGTCGGCGCGGCGCCGTCGATCGTGAAGCTGCAGGTGTTCGGTTCTTCGTTCAGCGCGTCGTGAATCGTGAACCCCCCCAACCGCACGCGCGTCCGGACTTCCACCCCGTTGAGGAGAATGCGCACGAACGTCCGGCGGATCGCGGCGAGCGCGGCGGACTCGTAGCCGAGGCGGAAGTTCCCGAGCCGCGCCGTGCCGAGAATGGCGGGCACCGTGGCCATCAGCTAAAGCCCAACTTCTGCCCGCGCTTGACCGAGGCCATGATCAGGTTGGCGGTTTTGCGCGCGAGGTTCTCGGAGTTGTCGATCAAATAGAAATTGTTCACGACGCCGGCGCCGCCGCCCCCGAACGGGATCACGTCACTGCCGCCGGGGAGGTGGACGAGCTCCGGGCCCCGTTCCCCCACCATCGCCAGCCCGCCGCCGAAGTTCTCCACCCCACCCGCGAACCCCGGCACGCGCGGCCCCTTCGTGCGGAAGAGGGGATCATTCGCATTGATGGGCAAGCCCCAGCGCATCAGGAAATCAATCTGGGCCGCTTGCGCCAGCGAATAGCCATCGTGGAGCCACGTCTTGATGCCTTCGGGGATCGCCGCCCGGCCCGCTTCCGTCCCGACATCGAACTGGGTCGAGCCGCCCATTTCCCGGTTGGCTTTCTTCAAGGCCTCGAGGGCGAGCTTGGCCTTCTCCGCTTCCCGGCGGAGTCGCTCGGCCGCTTCCCGTTCGCGCTCGAGGGCGTCCGCCGCGGCGTTGGCCGCGTCGGCCAGGCGGTCCTGTTCGCGGGCGGCGTCTTGTGTCGCCACGTTGGCCGCGTCCAGTCCGCGCTTCACCGCCAAGACTGACCGCTCTTGCACATCGAACTTCAGGGCGACGTCCGCGACCGAGCCCCCCAGTTTTAGGTAGTGCTCGATCTGCTTCCGCACTTCGTCGGAGAGCTCGGCCAGTGCGGCCTTGCCGACGTCCGCTAAGTCGCCCAATCGCTGCAGCGCCTCGCTGGAGGCCTTCTGCGCGTCGACTTGCTCTTTCAGGTCTCTGAGTTTCCGGGCATTATTCGTATGGATGGCGTCGGCCGCCTCTTTCTCCGCGGCCGTCGCCTTCTTGGCTTCCTCGGAGGCGTTCCGCTGTTCGCGCTGGAAGAACTGCAACGCCTCGACGGTGACGCCATACCGCACGGCGAGTTCTTTGAGCGAGAAGTTCTGAGAGTCGAGATCCTTGGTGAGCTGATCCAGGTCCGTGACGTGCGACAGTTCATCGCTCCACACCTTCGTGGCGTTCGCCGAGAGTTGGGCTTGACTGTGATAGAACTCCATCGACGTCCCGGTGGCCATGATGCGCGCGTGGAGGTCCGCCTGAGCACCCGCCACTTCGGCCGACACATCGCCCCAGCCCAGCAACGCCGCCGTCGTCTCACTGATGGCTTTGTCGAGGTCGAAGAAGTCCGCCACTGCTCGGCCGATCTGCCAGCCGGCCAGCGCGGCCCCCGCCGCAAGTCCCGCGGTGCCGATGAGGCCCATCTCGCTCGCGGTCTTGCCCGCCGCGGCGCCGAGCTCGCCGAGCGCGCGCACCTCGGAGCCAATGTTGACGCCGAGCGAGGCCAGCACGCCGTCGAACTGCGATAGGGAGCCCCGGAACCGATCCGCGTTCGACTGGGTTTTGGCGAACTCGTCCCCGAGGCGGACGCTCCGCCCCATCAAGCCCTGCAGGGAGGCGTCCGCCTTCTTCGTCTCGCCGACAAACTGCGTGAAGTCCGCGGTAAAGGTCGCACTAATCGGCACCCGCGGCCTCCTGTTCCTTCACCAGTTCCTCGACGAGCACGTCATACACCTCGCGCGGCAGCGTGACCACGTCCTGATACGTCCAGTGCATCCGGCGGGCGATGTGCAGATGGGTCATCACGCGCCCACGCCAACCGTCCCGTTTTTTTTTGCCTCGCGCTCAGCATCGCCGGCGGTCTCGTGGCGGTCGACCACGGCCACGAGTTCCCGCACGGTGCCCTTGTCGAGCGATCGGATCGTGTCGCGGCGCACCTCTTCCGGCAGATCCCGGCTGTAGGGCAACGGCTGCCCGTCCAACCCGACGAGCGACCAGCCGATCAAGTACTGCAGCAACTTGGCGAAGGGTTTCCGCTCGGCCATCGCGAGCAGTTGATCGTAGTAATCCCCGGCGTTGAGTTCCTTCTGGACGTCGATCCAATCCCCGCCCGAGAGCGGGAGCCGCACGATCGCCGGGGGCACGACGCGAGAGACCATGTCACTTCTCCGGCGGACCCAGAGACGCGGTCAGCGTCCCGTCCGTAATCTGCAGCGTTGCGACGGGCCAGCGCCACGTCCCTCGCGCGTGCGAGGCCTTGAACACCAGCGGGCGCTGCGTGACCCGAAAGGTGTCCGTGTCGTCGATCGTGGCCGCGAGCGACCACGATCCGTCCTCCGCTTTGGTGACGGTCCAGGCCCGGACGGTGGCGGCCGTGAGGTAGCCCCACGCGACCCGCGCCGTCTGCCCGGTGACCGTCACCCCCATCCGTTACGGCTTGCGACCCCACGCGCCGTTGGCGACGAAGTTCCCCGAGACCGCCACCGCGCCCGACACCCCGACATCGATCGACGCATCGAGCCACGCCGGCCCGTAGAAGTAGACCGTCGGCGCGGTCGACGCCGGGTAGAGATAGAGCTTCACGCCGTCAGTCGAGTCGGCCCCATCGAAGAGGGCATCCTGCGTGTCTTCCCAGAAGCCGGACAGGCTGCCCTTGAGATCCTTCAAGCCGCAGACGTACGTCTTATTGAGATCCCCGAACGAGGTGACGTCGACCTTGTCGGTCGCCATGTCGAGCGACCACTTGGAGAGGGAGGCGAGGACGACGGCGACGCCGGTCCCCGTGACACTGGAGTACACGACCCCCTTGTTCCCATGGTACCTAGCCACATTACCCGTCCTGTTCTATTGGGAGCCCACAACGCTCACAGCCATGACTGAGTTCGCACCAACCGCCTGTGATTGCGGGTGCGCTCGCTGCAGGAGCCGCTGCAGATCCCCGATCACCATCCGTGCCCGATCGATCCATGACGCCGACGCCACGCACGACGGCAGATCCTTGGCGATGCGCGCCCGCCCGTCGGCATCCGCGAGCCAGTGCCGGATGAGCGCCGACGCCTGCGCCGGCGTCTCAAACGTCGGCACACACCCGTTGAAGACTTCCCCGACTTCCGCCCGCGCCGTGCTCAGATGAAACGCCCCGCACGCCGCCAGCTCGTACGCTCGCGGGTTGAGACTCTCCGCGTGCGTAATCGCCGGGGCGTGTTTCCCCCAGCCCATCGACGTGCGGTAGAGATTGAGCCCGACTTTCGCGCGCCGGTAGAGCGCCGCTGTCGTCTGGTTCGTCACCTGAGCGCCCTGAATGAATTTCCGCAACGGATGCCGCGCGCCCACCGGCGTCCATGAGCCATAGAGGCCGAGGTCGATCCCGGTCCAGTCAATCGCCGACAGCCATTCGACGCGTTCGTGGAAGGCCGAACCGACGAACACGACATCGTGCGCGGCCACCGCCTCGTCCCCCGGTTGCGGGCCGGGCCGATGCCGATCCGGATGCCAGCCGTGGGGCAGATACCCGCTCTGCGGATTCACACCGCGGAACATCTCGACCACCGAGCGTTCGTTCGTCCAGCAGCCATCGACCAGGCCGGCCACCTCGAGCTCTTTCCGCATGTCGTAGGGCGACTCGGTGAACAGCACCACGACCCGGAGGCCCGCGCGTTTCATCAGGACGATCACGTCCGGGTGGAGGAACATCGCGGAGACGACGAGGACGCAGTCGACCTGATGCCGGAGGCCCATCTCGAGCGCCCCGATCCCGGCCTGGTAGAACACATCCGCCGTGTTCGGTTTCTCGATCGCCGGGTTCACTTTCTTCGTCCGCCGCCACTGCGCATACAGCCAACGGTTGCTGCGATCGATCCGTTCGTCGAGCCGGTAGCGCACGATCTGCACGCCGTGCGTCTCGAGGCCCACGCGCAGCCCGGCCTCGACGTCGGCCGTGGCCCAACTGGCGCCGGGGGCGATGAGTAAGACCTTCACGGTGCTACACTCCACCCGTGGAGCCATTCGCGGAGACCATGCCCGGAACCGATGGGACCACCACGTCGGTGCTGATTGAGCGTTGGGGGCCAATCACCGCACGCGGGAGCGGCGACGGCTACCAGTTCATTGCCTTCGCCAACGGGCTCGTCTATGAGAGCTTCCGATTTGTCTGCAGCGACAACACGTCCGTCCTGTGGTTGCCGTGGTCGCGCCGTCCGTGTCACGACGTCGCGCGATTGGCGCGCTGTATGAACATCGCCCTTGATTCCGCGTAGCGTCACGCCGGCCGCCTCGCCGAGCAGAGGTAGCCGGTGGTGGCCTGGGTCTGGTTCGCGAACCCGAAGCACTCGAACCGGCGCATGACGTCGTAGGCCGCCGCGCCTTCCTGCGTCCAGGCGCACGGCGTGATCGTCACGTCGGAGAACCCGGACAGGAGGAGTTCCCAACCGTGCCGCGTGAAGCGCCAGTAGTCTTTGTACTCGCCTTCGATGCCGTGCTCCGGCCAGAGGTACGGCGACGTGACGAGGAGCAGCCCGCCGCGCTTGAGCACCCGGCACACTTCGCCGGTGGCCCACTTCGGATCGACGCAGTGCTCGAGCACCTCGGTGAGAATGACGCCGTCGAAGCTCTCATCCTCAAAGGGCAGGTTGAGCAGATCCCCGGTGGTGTCTTCCTCGTGTTCCCCGAAGGTGACGTAGCCGTCGCCCAGCCAGCGCCGCGGGGTGTAGACCCCGACGTCCAGAATCGCCGTCCCGAGCTCGGCGCGGTTCGTCCAGATCCAGTGCTCGAGCTGCAGCCGGTGATAGTCGGGCACGAAGTCGTGGAGGCCCGGCGTCGTCTGCATCCACTGCAGCAGGTACGCCTGTTCTTGCGATTGGCTGAGGCCGTAGAGCAGCACGTCTCTCATGGGCTCATCACCACGCGGTAGTGCCCGCCGCGATGTTGCCAGCGGATCGATGGGTCGACGGCGTCCACTTCAGTCAGGCGGATCCGCGCTTCGCGGCGCATCGTCATGAGCGAATAGCCCGACGCGGTCAGGGTGCCCTGCTCGAGCAAGGTATCGATCCGCGCCGCGGCCGTCTGGATGTTGGCGCCGGAGGTCGAGAGCGCCACCGCCTTGACCATGAAGAGCGCATCCTCGAACGCCCGGCCGCCGAACATCGGCTCGTCGTGTTCTTCGACCAGCGACACGATCACGAACTTGGTTTTGCCCGGCGCCGCTTCATCGAAGTAGACGCCGTCGGTGGTGATAGCCATCAGCGTCCCGTCGGCCAGGAGTTTCGCAATCAGGGCGTTCTCAATGCCGGAGGAATCGGGCATCAGTCCCCCGTCACCCGCGCCGCGCCGCGGCGCAGGAGCATGGCCTTGAGGTCCGCGCGGATCTTCCGCTTCGCAAACCCGACGGTGCGCCCGAAGATCGGCCGCGCCGGCATCCGCCCCGTCAGGTGCGTGACGCCGTTCTCCGTGATGTAGTGCCGCGCCTGCGATCCGTGGTCGAAGAGCCACGCCAGCGCGGATCCACTGCGCAACACCAGCCCGAGCTTCACCGTCGAGATCGTCAAGCGATTGGAGAGCGTCCCCGTGAACCGATGCGCCTCATACACCCGCTTGATGGTGACGTAGGCGGCATTGACGTGGCCCTCGACAATATGCCCGGCCTCCGTCTGACAGTCCGCCGGAAGGGCGCGGAGCTCCGCCTGCAGTTCCTTCAATCCGCGCCATTCCATCGTGCTCGCCATCAGACGCTCTGCCCCCGCGCGAGCCGGATCAGGATGATGATCACAATGATCAGGAGCAGCAAGTGAATCGCCGAGCCGCCCACCGGCACGACGAACGCGCCCGTCACCCACAGCACCAGCAGGATCACCACGATGAGCGTCAGGAGATCCATGTCACCCCCACCAGACTGTCGTCTTCGCCCAACTCCACGAAATCGTCGTCGCCGTCGAGTTCGATGCCGTCCATCACGTCACCACTTCCACGGCCACGAGTTCCATGAAGATCCCGCGCTCCTCGAGGTTCGCCTTCCCGGTGATGCTGAACGTCCGCCCGCCGAAGATCATGCGGGTCTGGGTCGTCACGCCCGGATGAAAGCGCCCTTTCACGATGTGTGACGCCGTCGAGAGCACGGTCCCGGCGCCGACGCGCTCGAGATCCTGGGCGGTCGCCGGTTCGATCGACACATGCCACGTCGCCGGGGATAAGTCGCTCCACGTTTGCGTGTAGCCGCCATCGCCATCCGGCACCTGGGCGCCGGGCGCCTGGAAGAGCACGAGGTGCCGGTGCGTCCCGACGGCGGTCATGCGAGCGCCGGGTTTCTCGACCGCACGAGCAGCCGTTCAATCGCCAACCAGGTGTCCGCGTCTTCCTTCTCGGCGTCGCCGCGATGCTCGAACAACCGCGCCAGCATCAGGAGAATCGACGCGGAGACGGGGCCAGGCGTCGTCGCCGGCGAGACCCACGCGGCATCCGCGAACTCGGCGAGGTAGTCGAGGATGATGGCCTCCGCCTGATCCAGCTTGAGCTGGATGTCGACGTCGCCGGGGTCGAGCGCCGGCAGCGTGATGCGCAGATGCGCCTTCGCCTGCGTCAGGGAGACAAGGACGGCGGCCACTACTTCGCCGCCTTGCCTGGATCGCCCTTACTCACGAACAGTTCCCAGAAGTCCTTCCCGTTCACGCCGCGGAATTCCATGCTGCCGTCTGGCCCCGCGGTGTGTGGCGCGATTGCGTCAGGCTTCACCCCCGTCACCGTTTTCACGCAGTGATAGGTGGAGCCGCCCCACCGCACGACTTCGCCGGGGTCATAGGTGCGCTCGTGGTTGTAGACGCCTTTGAACGCCAGGCCCGGCTTCCCGTCCACGCCGTCTTTCCCGGGGGGGCCGGGATCGCCGGGCGGGCCGGGTAGCACAGGCCTGACTTCGATCACGGCGACGCGTTCTCGGAGCGCGCCCAGCTCCTTCGTGAACGTCTCGTGGGCGGCCAGTTGCGTTTCGGCCACAGCCAGCCGTGTCTCGAGCGCCGCGCGATCGGCGCGCACGTAGTCCTTGACGACGGTCGCCATCGCCGCCGCGAGTTCCTTGGTGGTCACGCGCCGAGCTCCTGGCGGAAGTGCTCGAGGAAGTCCGCCGCCTTCTCCTCCGGCATGTCGTCGGCGGTGTCATCCTCCGCCGGTGGCTGGAGTTGCGGGGCTGGCGGCGTCGCCTTCGCGAACGGATCATTAGCGTCGCGTTCGGCGAGCGCGGCGATCGAATAATTCTGCTGTTGCGACAGCGGCGACTCGCCGCCTTTGACCGGGCCCATCCCGTAGAACTTCTTCCGGACTTCGTTGAAGGACAGCCCGCTCGTGACGCCGGCCTGCGCCGCCGCCGTGCGCGTCGCCGTGTCCATCCAAATGAGGTCGTCGATGTCGAACTCGACCCCGAACGGCTTCGGCAACTCGAGGCCTTCGTCGTGCGCCTTTTCAAAGTTCGTGGTGAGCGATTGAATGCACTGGCTGTGGTACTTGAGGATCAGCGACTCCCAGGTATACGGGGGCGCCGGGCCGATGTCGACGAGGTAGGGCGGGACGCCGAAGGCACTGCAGATCTGCTGCGCGGTCAGATTCAACTGTTCGACCAGTTGCGAGTCGACCGCATTCATGGCCAACTGATTGAACTTGAACTCCCCGCCGAGCACCGCGATCTTGCCGTAGTTGTTCCCGCTGAACTGCGTCTCCCAGCGGGCCTTGATCTCTTCCGCCTGTTCGTTCTTGATGCCTTGCGGCGCGGTGAGGATCGCGGCCGGCTGGGAGCCGTTGGTGAAGAACTTCTCCGAGTTCGCCTGGATGCTGAGGCCTTGCACCGCGGCCTGGCCGCACGCATAGAGGGGCGACACGCCGATGAGCGGGTGATACGGCGCGATCATCGTGTCGTGGATGATCTCGCGCGCCGGCACGATGACGGATTCTTTCGGCAGCCCGGAGAGATCGTCGCGGCGCAACTCGTAATAAATTGCGCCATCTGGTGTCACCATTGGCACCACGCGCGTCGGGTCGAGCACGTAGAGTGCGGTCACCACGCCACGTTGATCCCGCGCCTTGAGCACGTACGCGTTGCCGTGCAGTAACTTGCTGCCGATGTACTGCTCGACGTACTTGTTGATGGTTTGGTATCTGTTGGGTTTTCGGAGTACGGGGCTGAAGGCGGCCGACTCGGTCTCCGTCCACACCCCGTGCTGATCTTGTTCGACCAGGCGCAGACACAACTTGCCGATGTCGGTCGTGATGAGCCGATAGCAGGCATACACCGCGAAGTACGAGAGCGCCGAGCCCGCGCTGATTTCCACATTGCGCTGCCACGCCCCGGTGAACGGTTCGCGGACGAGCGGCCACCACCCGCCCTGACTGGACAGGGCATGGAGCTGGAGCCCTTTCGTCGAGAGCTCGATCTTCCGCCCGAACACCTGCAGCTCGATGTGCACGCCTTACTTCTTTTTCTTCTCGTCCTTCGGCGGTTTCGGATCGGTCGGGAAGCCTTTCCCCTGCACCTGGATGGTGGAGACGTCGCCCTCGTCGGCCTCGTAGGTGTCGCCCACCTCGTAGTCCTTGCCGTGGTAGCTGTGGGGCTGCACGGCGGTCATCTGCACGGTTTTCGGTTTCTCGGCTTTCTCGTCCTTGTCAGCCATCGTCACTCCTTGATGCCGTAGATCAACTGGATGCCGTCGGGGTCCGGCGGATCGGACTGGTACCGGGTAAACGTGATCTCGCGGAACTGTTCGTATTCGTCCCAGGCTTGCCGCACGCCGGGGAACAGCCGATGCCCGTAGTCGTCGCCGAGAATGAGCCCGCCCGGCTTCACATGCGGCACCCACGCGAGGAGATCCGCGCACACGCCCTCGTAGGAGTGATCCGCGTCGACATAGAGGTAATCAATAGTCGCGGCTCGTTCCCACCACGCTGCGGCGTCAAGCGTGCGCGCGGGAATCAAGCGCACGTTCGCACCGACGCCGGCCGCCATCAGGTTGCGCGCACAACTCACCAACATCCACGGCGCCGACTCGTGCACGGGCGCCGGCGGCCGCACGTCGCCCGCCCACGTATCCACACAGAAGAGCACCCCCTCCCACCGCCGGATCGCCCGCGCCACGGGGATGGCGGAGGCGCCCTGCCAGGTGCCGAGCTCCACGCACACTTTCGGCTGATGCTGTTCGACCAGCTCGAGGATCTTGGCGCCGTGGTTGAACCACCCCGGCGTCTGCGTCGGCTCCGGGTGCACGGAGAAGGCGGTCTGCGTCACTTCGGCTCCACCTTGGTGTAGCCGCGCTTCAGGAGTTCCTCGATCAGCGCCGCCTGCTCGACCACCAGGAACTTCGCCGTCCCGCTGAACCCGCTCTCCGCTGGCGGCTTCAGCTCGACGACGGCCTGCTCAGACTGGGACGCCTTCGACTTCGACGGTTCGGTACGTATGCTGGCCAATGTGTCCGATCTCCTTCGACAGATCGTGATCGACGTAAATCTGGTGGCCGCCCTGGCGAATCTTGCGACAGCACATGATGTCTTCGCCGACGTCGCCACCCTGTTCGTTCAGGCCGTGCCGAAACCACGGCCGCGTCAGGCCCGCCATGATGTCGGTCCGCATCAGCAGCACCCCGAACCCGAGGGCGTCCACCGCTTCCAGCCCGGTCGAAGTCTCCGTGGTCGGAATCCGGGCACCGTCGTCGTGCTGCGCCGTGAACAGGCCGGACGGTTGACGCACGCGGTAGTTGCACCCGACGATCGGCCGGTCATGCATCGACAGCAGCACCGCAGTCTCGCGCGGGAAACTCATGTCGGTGTCGAGCCAGAGGATCTCCGTCGCGCCTTGCTTCAGCGAGGCCTCGAGAAACAACTCCCGTCCGACGTGGATGTAGGTCGACGTGAGAAACCCGACCGTCACCGTCGTCCACGGTCCCCGCGCGATCGTGTACGCGTAGAGTTGCGCGAGGTCGACGGCGAAGGCGGCCGGCACGAGGTCGCGCGTCGGACCGCCAATCGCCAGCCGTCGCTCAGACATCCGCGGCCTGTCCGATGAACGTGATCGTCCGGGTGACGCCGGCCGCCCTCATGTAGCGCGCCGTGGCCGTGGTCACCTCTGCAAGCGCAGCCGCCTGGTCCGCCGCGCGCACACTGACCGGCTCGTAGGACGACGTGACCCCGGCGATCGGGGTCATGCCGTCCGCGTAGTCGTACTGCACGCGATACAGGTAGCGGTTCACGGCTTACGTGCCGTTGTAGGCCGCCGCCGTGGTGATGTAGGTCACCGCGGCCGTGCGCGCCCGGATCCAGGTGATGAACCGCTCGGCCTTTAATCCGATTAAGTTCCTTTGCCATAGGGACAAGTACACCGTCGTCGCGTCGACCGTGTCCGTCGGCGCCGAATCCATCTGGACCGACGCTTCCCGGCTGACATCGATCCGGACGCCGCCTTCATCGGCGTAGAGAATCGACGGCGCGTGGACGAGGATCACGCGGAGCCCCACGTTGTTCGACACGATGACCGGCATCCCGAAGAGCGTGCCGCCCTGCGCGGTCATGCCGGGGAAGAGCGGTTGCCCCAGCGCATTGACCGACATCGCGATCCCGAAGGCGTTGCTGTCGTTCATCAGCCACACGGAGCCGTCGAGCGGGATATTCGCCGCGGCAAACACCGCCACGCGCGAGGCCAGATCCGTCTTGGCCGCCGCGCCCGTGACACCAGAAGACGCGATCGTGGCCGCGGCGTTGGTGATCGACGCCGGCGAGACGTTCGCCGCCACGGCCACGGCGGGATCCACGAACTGCGTATCGAGGAACTGGCCCATCCCCGCGATCATTTCTTCGCGCACGAGGCCTTCGGCGGACGGGGACGACAGCATGGCGAGTTCTTCCGAGATCACGATGATCCCGGCGGCCTTCGCGAACGGCACGGTGACCGACGCGTAGTCGGCTTTCGTCACCGGCTTCGGTTTGTTCTGGCCGACCCAGCCGTACGTCCCGCCGGTCGTCTGCGTCGGGACGCTCACGTTGAACGGCACCTGGCGCAAGCCGGGGATCCGCCCGAGCAGGGTGCGCGGGCGCAAGAGCTCGAGGAATTCATTCAAGGGCTGGGTGACAACGAGCGGCCCCGCCCAGGTCGCATCGGTCGTGGTGCCGACGGCCACGGCGGCCTTCGTGCGCCACATATGCTCGATCATGGATTGGACTTCGGGCGTCGAGTCCTTCCACTGCTTGGCGTATTCCAGCGTCTTGTACGAGTCGCCGTGGCCGGCGGCCATCGCCATGCACATCCGCGCGAACGCGGTGCCCTTCGGGACGTTGGCCTTGACCGTGATGACCGGCACGTTGCCGCCGCGGAGCTCCGACGCGGTGATCGCGCTGGTCGTGTTCGTGATCGCCGTCGCCTTGGTCAGCGCCATCTTCTCCATCTTGCGGAGGTCGACGAGCTCGGCGTCGATCGCGTCGACTTCGGTCTCGAGGGTTTTGAATTCCTCTTTCTCGGCGTCGTCCTTCGAGCGGTTCTCGGTGCTGGCTTTGGTCTGGAGTTCGTCCATGCGCGCGGTGTTCGCGGCACGCTTCGCTTCAAAGCCCGCAATCTGTTCGGCGTAAGTTCTGTTCTGCATCAGGGGCGGCGCTTTCTGGAGCCGCACAACGGTTGACGCGCCCGTGTCGCCGGGCAGATGAGGGCCAGACGCGGCCAGGTCGATCGCTTTGATGCTGTGAATCGTGGCGCTCGCATTCGCCGGGACTGTCACTAATGACAGTTCCATCACTTCCGTTTTGAGGAAGCGGAAGCCGCCGGTCTCCTTGTTGAACGCTTCCTCGATCGCGCGGAAGCCGATCGAGACGCCGGAGACGAGCCCGGACTTGATGCTTTGCCAGGCCTCGTCGACGCGGTCCTTTAGGGTTCCCGGTTCGTCGATCGTCGGGAGCGTCGCGGTGAATTCAATCCCGGCCTTCGTGGGTTTCTTGAACGTGGTGAACCCGACGGGTTTCTTGGCGTCGTGAAAGAGCAGGAGCGGGAGCGGATTTTTGAAGGAGACCCCGAGCGGTTCAATGATGTCACCGACGCGATCGGGTTCTGGGGTGGTGGCAATGCCTGAGATGACACGCCGGTCAGCGTCAACGGATTTGACGTGAAAGAGGGCGTAGGCACGATGCACGGTGCCCACAACAGTGTGACAGGGTAGGTCACACGCCTAATTTAAACGGATTTATTATCGCGGGAGGCGTGGCGCAACACCCGGCGGATCCACTCCTGCACCGTCAGGCGATCGTCCTTGGCCTTCTCCGAACACGCCGCCAGCTCCTTCGAGGGCATCGAGAGTTGCAGCGGAACGGAGGCGTCGTTCTTGTCGAGGGGCGGGCGTCCTGGCTTCATGACTTCCCTCCGAGCACGACCATGCTGTACGTCGGCTCTTTCACGATCGGCTTCCGGACAATCGCCCAATCGACGCCGGTCACGAGCGCCGCGATTCCGTCGATCTTCTCCGGCGCCTTCTCTTTCGCGAGCCGCTGTTCTTTCTTCTGCCCATGCAAGACGACGACGTTGGCGGCCATCCACGACAGGATCTTGTTCTGCCCGTGACAGAGCAGCCCCTTCGTGATGAGCTCGAGCGTCCGCTTCAACGCTTCGTTGAGCGTCCAGCCCTGCGGGGTGTTGACCATCTGGATCCCGGCGCCGGCCAGGACTTGCGCCGTCTCGGTGGCGGAGCGCGGGTCGTAGGCAATCGCCACCACCCCGTCCCGGTGACAATCCTCGAGCACCGTCGCCCGCAGCGTGGCGTAATCGGTGACGTCCCCCTCCGTCACCGTGAGAATGCCCGCGCGGCGCCACTCCTCGTACGGCCGATCCGGATGCCGCTCGAGCGCAATCTGCGGCACCCAGAACCGGGACTTCACCGCCACCCGGCCATCGGGCAACAGCCACAACCGTTCCCAGGCGGAGAAATCGTCCGATTCGCCAAGGTCGAGGCCGCCATAACACGGACACCCGACCAGCTCCGCCTCGGTCGGCATCGGCTGACAGGCATTCCACTTCTGGATACTGATCGCCCGGCTGTACGCCTGCGTCCACACACAGAAGTTGTAGCGGAGCAGATCACTGACGGCATCCTCGCGGCCCTTCGCCTGGCGCACGAGCTCCCGGTAGTACTGCCAGGACACCGACACGCCGAGATTCGGGCAGGCTTTCAGCCAGTGCGGCCCTTCGATGTCCCAGCGGTCGCAGTCCGGACAGTCGTCGACCGGGAATTCCTTCCCCTCGTCGAGGTGTTTCTCGCACGGGTCCAAGCCGCAGACGTACGCGAACCACGCCTCGTCGACAATCGTCCCCTCGAGCACCTGCCGGGAGTATTCGTGGTCGTGCCAGCAGATCGACGTGCGATCGAACCCGCTGTTGGTCGTCCGATGCACCAGCGCATTCCGCCGGCCCTTGGTGCCGCGCCGCATTTTCGAGACGACCACATTGGTCGGATGTTCGTGCTCTTCGTCCAGATGCGCGCCGTGGACCCGCTTCCCGTCCAGTCCGCGCTTCTCGGAACTGATCGCGCGGAGAAAGGATCCCGTCTCGAGCACCGCGAAGTTGTTCACCGTCTGCCGAATGACGTCCCGGAGCGACGGCGACGCCTTGATCATCTTCTCGGCATCGGCGAAGGCCAGCCGCGCCTGGTCCTTGGTGACCGCCGCGAAGTAGACCTGGGCGCCGCGCTCGCCGTCCGCGACGAGCAAGTAGATCATCAGGCCGGCACCGGCCGGCGTCTTCCCGCTGCCCTTGGCCTCTTCGTCGTAGGAGTCGCGGAAGCGCCGATAGCCGGCGGTGGTATACCAGCCCATCAGCGAGCCAAGAATGAACTGCTGATGCGGCGACGGGATGAACGGCGAGCCGTCCACGGGGACTTCCTCATCGGCCGTTTCTTCGGACGCGGTCTCTTCCGGGAGGCAGAGGACCTGGGAAAAGAACTCGATCACCCGCTGGGCTTCGTCCGGCTTCCAGACGAGCCCCTTCTCTGCCTGATGCGCGAGGTCGTCGAGATGCCGCCGACACGCCAGCCCCACCAGGCGCCCGGCCACGATCCGTCCCTCAACCACATCGGTCGCGTACTGGGTGACGGGATCGAGGCGTGCGGGCACTTACCCTCGTTTCAGGAACTTCTCGAGCGGGTTCGCCGGCGTCGCCACTGGCTCGGCCTCATAGATCGGTTTCCCGAACGGGCGCAGACAGAACGCCGCGAGCTCGGCGTCGACCCGCTGCAGGATGCCCCGGTGGTTCGGCCCGCCCCGATCCTCCCCCGTCGCCAGCGTGTGCTCGAGCACGACGTTTCGGCACAGCATCCGGAAGCCGAGCGCCGTCGCCGGCGTCAACGTCCGCGCCGCGATCGCATGGGGCGCCAACACAACCCACACCGCCCGCTCCTCCACCGGCAGATCGTCCGGGGGATCAACGGTCGACGGTGCCGCCACGACCAGCACCACACCCGCCCCAGGCCCCGGCAGCACCCGTCCCCGATGGCCGGGGTTCCCGGTGACCTCCTTCTCCAACCGCGTCTTGGGCTTTCTCCCGCTGCCGGCGCGTCGCCCGCCCCGCGGCATTACCCTGTCCTCATTTTGATTTCCTATGATTCTGTATGAATCCTGAGAGGCCTTTGAAACCGCGCGTGAAGACGCAAGGG